CATTGTTGCCTGATCTGGTGTTTTAGCAGAGGTATCAAAAGCAATGAAGTCTGAAGGTAATGACTCTGGTTTTGTAAATATAACTTCACCAGTGCGTCTTGCCTTTTCCTCTGATCCGTCCATCCCTTTTACCCTGTAAACAACATTTGTAAAATATCCATCAGAAACATCACGTTTTGAGCAAGTGCCGTTTATCTCCCAAGTGTAAGTAATAGCCATTGTTTTGTCCTGTAAATAATAAGTGTGTATAAAAAGTTAAATAGTTTGTTCAACAGAAACAATTTCTTTAAGAGCCTTTATAGCACCTTGATCTTCCATTATTGGTTGCATAAGTTTATTTTTTTCTGCAACTTTTTCTTGAATTTCTTTTTCTAGCATTTGTACTTTAGCAATATTTAAATCAAGACGATTTTTTGCTTCGTCATAAAGTTCTTGAGGTGTAGCCATATTTTTTAAATAAGTAATCTTATTATATTAACAAGCCATTAAAACACAAGGAACACAAAAACTTCCGTCATCATATGTTGTTGAAACAGTCGTGCTAGTTACCTTTGCAACTGTTTTTGATCTCACTATATCATCACCTTGTGGTTTTGCTGTTCCATCGCCTGCTGACATCAATAAATCACCTCTTTGAACAGCTACACCTTTTGCTATGCGTATCACAAAATCACCTGTCATTGCACAATATAAATCATTAACAATAACATCATCATCATCATCCCACCCTTGAAAAACACCAGCAACATTAGCATCACCTTCTACACTACTTAATTCCATTTTGTTTAACTGTTCATTAGTTTCAAGAACAACTTTTGCAGAATATTTATCACCTTTATCGTCTGTATATTCAACAGTAGAACCAATATCTTCTGAACCAGAATAAGGTTTTGTTTTTGTAATGTTATCGTTATTGGTATATTCAACACGTTTCCACTCGCACATTGCATCTAAGTTAGTCAGAACTGAACCTCTGTAAATAGTGGGTCTTTTTGATTTATCAGTATCACTTATGCTTGGTATTTTTGTCCATCTTGAAAGGTGTCCACCATTAAAACTAACTGTATTACCACTAACACTAACATTACCTTCAGCAACACCTTGTGCATAAAAAAGTAATATATCGCCATCGGATCCTGTTCTATTAAGTGCTAATACATCGCCATTAAATGCAGCAGCAGACATAAGACCACCCCTAACATTAGTTGCGTTTAAAATAGTTGCTGGATTATTGCCTGTATTATTCCAAGGGTCTGTATCAGTACTTCCTACTGTTACTTGACCTCCAGACATAATTGTCAAACGCTGATTATTTCCTGTAAAAAATTCATGTTGTGAGCTACCTATGTTTTGGCGATAAAAGTCACCAGAATCAAACTCGAAAATCATATCATTTTCTCCATCTCTAAATCTTATATTTCTGGTAGA